TCTGACGAAGAATCTTCGCTGGCCTTGGATGTCGAAGTCGTTGCGCGCCACTTGGTTTTGGCTTTGTAGGCATCGTGCATGACGCGCAGTTGCCCGGAGATGGTCCTTCCGTTTTTGGAGGCCATTTCCTTGACTTCGAGGTACATCTCTCGTGGCACGAGGATGGATTACCAGCGTGTGAGGTCCATGTCTTGCCTGCTCTGTTGCGCGCTGTCTGCGACAATATATGGTGCCGCTTATAGATGCAAGCACTTTATCTAGATTGTCGCAGCAGGCTTTGTTTTTATTCCGCTTCGCCCCAAGACGGCCCGATTTCGACGTCACACTTGCTCGGCACTTCGAGCGGCACGGCGGTTTCCATGATCTGGGCCACGGTCCGCGCTTCGTCGGCGTCGGCTACGGATATGGCGATTTCGTCGTGGATCTGGATGAGCGGCACGCGGCCTGTCTTGTAGATGTTGACCATGGCCTGCTTTGTCATGTCTGCGGCAGAGGCTTGGATCAGGCGGTTGAGCGCCTTGTAGGTGTAGGCTCGGCGCAGTCTGGTGGTTGGCCCGTAGGTATCGACGGCTTCCTTGTAGGACATGGCCTTGTTCATGCCGAAGGTGTCGGGCTCCCAGAGATCGAAGCGCAGTTGGCGACCGAGCAGCGAGCGCAGTGTGCCGCGCGACGAGGTCTCGTTGAGACGGTTCATCACGCCTTTGGTCAGGCCTTTGACGAAGGGGACGCGCTCGTCGTACTGGGCGAGCAGGGCCTTGGCTTCCTCTTTGCCGATGTCGAGTTGGTCGGCCAGCTTCTCGACGCCCATGCCGTACATCACGCCGAGATTGATCGTCTTGGCCTGCTTGCGGGGGATGGATGCCATCTCGGCGACCATGGTGTGGAAGTCTGTCGACGGGTCGCTGCGGTAGCGCTCGACGAACTCCGGCGCGCCGAGGAGGTCTGACCCGCGCGACTTGCCGTAGACGTAGGCGTAATGGACCAAGATCCGCGGTTCTTGCTGCGAGAAATCGATGGCGGCCCACTGTTGCCCTTCTTCTGGCAGGAAGAGCGAACGGATCATGGGCCCGAGTTCTGGGTCGCGGGCCGGGATCTGTTGGAGGTTTGGGTTTGACATTGATATGCGACCCGAGACTGTGCCGCCGTCGTCGGATCGAATCTGGTTTATATGGGCGTGTATTCGGCCGTCCGAGCCGCAGTGCCGGTTTATCGTATTGATAAAGGTGCCGGAGGTCTTGTTGAGGTTTCGCGCTTCAACGATCAATTTTGCAACGGGATCTTCGCTGTTGGCGAGGAAGTTCTTGGTGAAGGACGGGGCGCCTTTTTCCGTTTTCGGAAAGGCGATGCCGAGTTCTTCGAAGGCTTTTGCGAGCGACTGCGCTGCCCAAATCTCGACGTCCCACCCGATCTTGCGGCGCAGTTCGGCGAGGATGGCCTTCTCGCGCTTGAGCAGGGCATCGCGCGTGCGCTCGACGCGGTCCTGATCGACGCGGACGCCGCGCCATGTCATATCGACGAGGCAGGGCAGGAGGTCGAGTTCGAGGGCCGTGATCTGTTGCAGGCCTTCCGTTTCGATTTTGGCTGCGAAGTGCTGCCAGAGTTCGAGGGTGAGGACAGCGTCGGCTTCGGCATAGGGCCCGACGTACATGGCGGGCATCTTCCACATTTCGGCCTTGGGGTCGATGCCGAAGGACCGAGCCGCTTCGATCAGTTCCTTTTCGGATTTGGTCTTGTTGAGGTAGTCGTAGGCGATGGAGTTCAGGCTGTAGGAGAAGCGGTTTTCGTCGAGCAGGGACGCGATGACCATCGTGTCGATGACGCGGCCGTTGATGGTGAAGCCCATGCGCCGAATCCAACCCATGTCGTATTGGGCGTTGTGCATGATCTTGTCGGCGGGGCACTCGAAGACCTTTTTGAGCCAGCGGTTAACGATGCGCTCGTCCAGATTGCCGCCGCCCTTGTGCCGGACGGGGATGTAACCGGACCAGCCGTCCGTCGCGATGGCGTAGCCGACAACGAATCCGTCCCCGCGCGCCCACCCGGGGCCGAGTTCCTTGATGTTGGGATCGCAGGTTTCGACGTCGACCGCGATCTTGGACGCGGAAGTGATGTCCGGAAGCTCCAGCGGGGGAACCCACTCGCTCTTTGGGGCGAACATGGCCAGTTGCAGGCTCATTCCTTTGCCCCGCTATGCTGGAACTCTGCACCGAGGGCCGAGTACGCTGTTTTGTCCACCCAGCTATCGGCATGGTTGAGTGTGACGAGCAGGCGGGATGTCTTGAGCCAGTCCATCATCAGCGCGACGTGCGAGGCGGTGATGCTGCCGTGCGTCCGCATGGCACTGGCGACGATGATATTCCACCCGTCGGCAATGCGGGTGTGCATTTCCAAGGCGTCGCCGTAGTCGCGTGCCCGGTCTCCGTTGATGAGGGCCTTGGCTGTTTCGAGCACGTCATCTCGCTTCATAGGTCGTATCCCCTTGTTCTGTCTTCTGCCTCAACGATGTAAAGATTTTGCTTGGCCCGCGTCACGCCGACATAGAAAACGCGGTGCATGTCGTCGGGCCTGTTCTGCATTTCGGACGAAGCCGCAGGGCTGAGGTCCGTGAACAGTACGACGTTGTCGGCTTCTCCGCCCTTTGATCCGTGGATCGTGGAGATCGTGATGCGGGGCGCGGCATTGAATTTCTCGCCTCTGCGGAGGAGTGCGGTGATGTAGGCTCGGTCTGCTTGTGGGATGCGGTCGAGGGCTTCGGACCAGATCATGTCCTTGTTGGCGAGAAGCCCGTGGTCCGCGATGAGCATTTCGAGATGGACGGTATCAGAATCCTCAAGTCCCGGCAACTTCTTGAAACCACGTTTGATTCTGTCCATCGACATGAGGCTGTAGATGGTGCGGGCAGTGTCGACGGTGATGGTGCGCCCTTTACGCAACTGCTCCCACCCGTTGACGGCAGCGCTGATGCGCTCGGAGATGGACCGATGGCCGCGATAGTTGAACAGGTAGCCGCTGGATTTCAGGTCTAGGGCAACGGGCGCCAACATGTACCCGGACTGCGCGAGGACGAGCCAGTTCCCGCTGTCGAGCAGGCCCTGCTTCAGGAGCGTTTCGACGTCGTGGATACGAGAGACGCTGCCCTCTTCTGGGCGTGGGTCGTAGCGCTTTGGGAAGCGGCGGTAGATCCGAGAGGCCACGTTCTCCGCGACGCGATGCACGGCCCGCGGCACGCGGAAGGATTGGTGGAGTGTTTCGCTACCGCCGGGGAGGTTGATGAAGTGATCCACGTCGGCGCCTGCCCATGCGTAAATCGCTTGGTCGTCATCGCCCGCGACGTACATGCGCGAGGAGTTGTCGTCTAGGATGTGGGCAATGTCCCACTGGAGCGGGCTCAGGTCTTGGGCTTCGTCGACGAAGGTGAGTTGGAAGCGCGGGCAATAGGTGCTGGCCTCCTTGACGAAGGTTTCGAGCATGTCGGTGAAGTCAAAAAGCCCGAAGCGGTTTTTGTAAGCTGTGATGGTGCGGTCAACGTAGGCCACGACGTTCCAACTGATGTCGACGTTGCTCGCATTGTACTGCACCCGCAGGGGAACCTTGCGAAGCCGGGCTAGGTTGATGAGGCCGAGGATGGGGTCCTTGGACGAGGCTATGGTTGGCAGGTCCTCTTCGAAATCAGGTAGGGCTGTATCGCCGAGTGATACGCCGCAGTGGTGGCCGATCTCCTTGTAGTGCTCCTGCTGCATGATTTGGTCGGTGCGGATTGTAGACAGTGCCAGCGCGAGACTGTGGATGGTCCGGAAGTAGACGAGGTCCTTCTTCGGGTCCAAACCAAAACGAGCCGAAGCGCGTTCCTTCGCTTCGGTCGCGGCCTTCCGGGTATAGGCAAGGAAGGCGATCTGTGTCGGAGCGACGCCCGATGAGAGGGCGTCGTCGACCATGTTAAGCAGCGTTGTTGTTTTCCCTGTCCCGGGCGGTCCAAAGATTCGCAGCATCTGGGGCTATTTCCTCCAACGCCTTGAAAAGCGTCATAAAGTGTGTCCTGCCCATGCCCTTGACCTTGATGACGTCTAGGATGGTGAAGGTCGTCACGAACTCCTCTGGCGTCATTCGCAGGGCTTCCAGACGTTTCAAGGCGTAGTAGCAGGTTGCGGACATGGGCATGTTTTCCATCCTCAGAGGAATGTCCCCTCGCTCCATCCGCCGCTTCAACTGCTTGCGCTTGGTCTCGGCCCTGTGCGCCTTGGCAACAAGCTGCCGAATGCGCTCCTTGCTCACTCCGTAGATTGGGGCCATGGCACGAAGCGTCATCTTGTCGACCTTCCTCCTGCGGTAGATCTCCCAAATGCGGTCCCGCGTTTCCTCGCTGAAGTCGAAGAAACGGAGGTTCACGCCGGGTATTTCAGTCGGGATTGTCGTCAAAACGGGATCTCCTTTCCGTTTCCAAACATGGGCGCAGCTATGTCGACGTCGGCCACTTCGAAGGCCGGAATCTGCCATACGCGGACCGCGCGGCCTTTGATCTTGAGGACGATACTTTCGCCGTTGATGTCCCGCAGGCGCTGGGCAATCTTGTGGCTCTTGTATTCGAAGAACTTGTTCTTCTTGAGGAAGCCTTCCAAGTCCTTGAGTCGGAAGTAGGTCAGGCCGCGATCTTCGTCTGTCCACGGGCGGCGAAGCAGGATTTCTTCCCTGTCCTGCGCCTGTTGCAGGTGTCGGCAGAACTCTTCAAGGAAGTCGTAGAACTGGCCGGACACGCTGGCATCCTGCGCCACTTCGATGATGGCGCTTTCGTTGTCGCGCATCTCCGACAGAAGGCGGCTGATCTGCCCCTCCCACGTCGACTTGTTGACCGTGCGCGGCATGAAGTTGAGTTGCTCGGTGCAGGCCTTCTGAAACGCCCCTTGGTTCATCAGCGCTTCCGTGTCGATCTCCAGCGGCTCTCCGTTGACGTCGAGGAACCAGACCGGAGGCGTCGAGTTGTACTTTCTCAGGTTGGCGATGGTCGCCCCTTGCACGGCAGAGTTGACGCCAAACTTCTTCGTGCGGCAGAGTTCCTTGTTGCAGTACGCCTTGATGGGCGCGTCACTGCACTTGTAGGTGTAGTCTTTCTTGTTCAGTTGCTTGGCGACCGTGTTGACCTCGTTCAAGGGCAACGGCGGGTCGATGTACTCCATGTTGTAACGCAGGATCTCGCTCTCCCACGTTTCGACGTACGCTTGGCGCAAAAACACTCCAAAGTCGAACAGGCCGTTGTTGCGCGCGCCCTCTCCGACCTTGATTCGCATCAGCGCCTGCAAGCACGGCGGTGCGTGCTCTATCATCGGGTCGCTGATGCTGTCGGTATTCTGCAAACGGAGGATCTGCTCCGGCGTCTGTACATACTGCTGGTATAGCCCGACGAACTCTTCGAGCGTGGCGGAAGTGCCATCGTCGTGGAAGGCGTAGCGGAGGCCCTCCTCCGCATCGTAATACGGCAAGTTCAGGAAGTTGCCGACGTCCCCGCGCTCAAGGTTCAGCTTGACCTGCTTGGGGAAAATTTCGCTGTCGCTGTAGCCAAGCGTGGAGGCAAGGCATTGCAGGGAGTTCTGCATGTCTCGCGCTTCAATCCACTCTGTGGCGAACAGAAAGCAGTGCGCCCCGCCGCTCTTTGAACGGCAGACGACGAGCGGCAGCTTTTGCCGCCGGATGTTTTGCATCAGCGCCGCGTGGTCCAGCGGATATTGGTCGATGTCGATGCAGCCCCACTTGCACATGTTCTGCGCGTTGATGGGGATGATACCGAGAGACGCGCCCTTGCCAGACAGGTGGTTTTCCCACAGGGCCGTGGTCCGCGGTTCGCGGAGTATGCCTGCCTTGCCTTTGTTCTTGCCGCTGGCTTCTCGTTTTTCGATTTTGTAGTAGCCATAGGCTTCTTCTAGGCCATCGAAGATGGCCATGAATTTCTGCGTCAGCATTGTGTCCTCGCGGGGTGTGTAGGGCGCCCCTGTGCGGGACGCCCTTGTCGCGATCAGAACGGGATATCTGCTTCGTTCCGGTCTTCTTCGTCAACGTGACGGACGACCACATCGCCAGCGAGGATGGAGTTCGCGAAGTCTCTGGCGCGTTTGTAGAGGCTTGCGTCGGTTACGGGGCCTTCGAGGGCGACCTCCCACCCGTGCCACGAGCCCTTGGAGTTTTCCTCGGCCACGGACTTGAGCAGGTAGACGTGTGAGAAGCGCGGCGGCGTGAAGGGGCCGTTCTTCCCGACCATGGAACGGCTCTGGATCATGGAGTTCCACTTGCGAGACTTCTTGAGTTGCGTGGACTTCATGGCGATGAGCGCCGTTTCCGCCGAGCCATCCGGGTTGAGCACGATGACGAAGTGCTGGTGCGTCTCGTCGATGTAGTCGCCGTTTCCGCCCACAACGTATTCTCGGTTGTCCTCGGCGCTACGCTGCGTTTTCGGCCGCTCTTGATCCGGGTCGTAGATGGCGCGCGGAGCGCCGGTGCCGGAGCCGCGCGGTGCCCACTGGATGAACCGGCGCTGGTAGGCGCAGGGGATGACGCGGATACCTTCCTTGCCCTTGTACGCCTGCCCGGACACGGTGTTGAGGATGTCGCCCTTGCGGACGTCTTCGCGGGTGTCGAGGATCGTATCTAGGCCGGATACGATCTTGAGGAACGGGAGGGCGAGATCTTCCTGCCCCATGTTCTCCATGCCGCGCCCTGCGTCGGCTTCGAACATCGACGGATCGAAA